CGTGACAGCGGAAGCATTCCCGAAATAAAGATAAATCGTTTTTCCTGCTGTTGGGATGACCGGGATTTTCACGACGAACAGCGCACTCGTACTCGCTGAATAACTATCTCGATAATGGTACAGCTCGGTCGATCCGTCCGAATCCGCGAACCTGATGTCAGCAAAATCCGCTTTCATCTGCGAATCGTAGGTGATCTGCACTTCCACATTAATGTCTGTCTGCTCGGACGTGACGATAGGAATTGTGATCTCTTTCCTTGCAGACCAACCTGAAAGCCATGCCATTATCAGTACCAGCCTAAAAAGTTTCTTCATTGTTCACTTCAATGACGACGCCATGCGCGTTGCAGAAACTCGCATCGGCAATCGGCCACGGGGATCTGAAATCCACCCCCACGATGTCATAGAAATCAACCTGACCTTCGAGCGTGTCCGTGTCTTTCAGCGTCCGAATGATCGCATCCTGCATCCGGTATAGCCTTCTGTTCAGTCTTTCCTCGTCCGTGTCCGTGAGCGCGGACCATATCGTGATCCTCGGTTTAAACAGGATCGTATCGTTCGACCACTCGACTGAAGCGTCTCCAATGGGCCACAGGACGATCGCCGGAAGCTGATTCACCACCTGCAGCTGCCCGATGTAATATTCAAGCGGATCCTCCAAATCAAAAGCATCAGCCTCTTCCTCGTGCTCGGCATTGATCGTGTCGATCATCGTCGGGAGATTGGTTTGAAGGATGCTCCTGATCTGAAGCATCACAGGCTCCATCAGCTTTCCTGCGAAAACGGTCATACGATCCCGCCTCCTACTACATCCATTTTACCTGTCTGTTGAAGCGACACATGGCTGAACGACTTCGTGTTCCTCATGATCGATCCAACAATCTCCCTCTGCACGATCCTGTACCACTCCTGAACCTGCCGATCCGTGGGATCAATCGTCCTTCGGGCAACCATTTTCCCGCTCGCCTTGTGTCCCTTCGGTCCCTTCTGGTGTGCCGTGGGATAATCGAACCCATCCTTCGACGTGACCGCTGTTCCCATTCGTATAACAGCACCACCTCCCGGCAGCATCATCACACTTTGCAGGGAATCAGGATGCCGGCCCATCAGCGACAGAAACAGGCTCCCGGTCAGCATCATGATCCCGCTCGACGGGTAGTGCTTCGCCTTCCATTCAGCGTACTTCGGGGTCAATGCGGCCCATGTTCCATGCTTTCCAGAACTACCGCCAGAAGTGATCAGCTTCGCCTCGACCTGATGGAAATCGGCGATGATCTGCGCGCCCACGCGCTTCCACACCCCGAATGACAGTTCTTTGCCGATCCGGCTCAGATCTGCCATCCATTCGTTCGTTCCGGCCCATCCGAATTGAAGGTACATTACAGATCCATTTCCATCGTGATCACAGGTTCAATATCCGTGTTCTGCGACGTGTACGTGCGGATCCTTCCACTTGTGCTCGAAACCGCATCGACAAGGAAACCGGAACGGTGTGCGATGGCCCACAACCCGCTCTGCGTTTCCTCGCTTCCGAGGTACTGCGCTCTCAGGCTTTCAGCGAGATCGCTTCTGTTCGGAGTGATCGCCAGCATCCCGGCCTCAGCCGCTTTCGCAGCCGCTCCGAGCGCATTCAGGCTTTTCAGGATCTTGAGGGCGGTATTCACCAGCGTGAGCGTGACCGTTCCGATATCATAGTTGCTCGCGACGGTTGCGATCGTGATGGTGGTGGACACTGCTTTAATAACTTGTGTTTCCGTTTTCCTCACGCCGGACGACAGCCCTTCGATCTTCACTTCGTCGGCTACGGCAAAACCGGAAACGGTGGAGGGAGTGACGACGACATTCGACCCAGCGGTGATCGCAGCGGCAACTGTAGCGGAAACGCTGCTGATACTTTCGGTATCATAGCCATTCCCCTTCATTACCCCGCGAATCTCGTCAGCAATATCGTCAATGAAACTATCGACTTCTGTGGAGGTGGGTTTCGATGACGTCCCGAACACGATCCCTTTTATGTGTCTCTGAACGTCAGCTGTGACGCAAAACGGAAATCTCGGCATACCGTCCTCATTTCTTGATGGGTTCCTTCGGCATGAGGTTGTACGCCCCTTTCAGCGAATCGAGCTGGGCCTTCGTCTCGATCCTTTTCAGATCTTTCTCGACTTGCCCCATGACTCGAAGCAGTTCAGCATTCTGCCCTTCGAGTTCCTGAATCCGAATCAGGCAGTTCACCAGACTCTTCTTCATTTCTTCAGGGCTTGGCTCCGGTACTTCGGCAAACGCGGCGGGGACCGCAAACGCGATCCCCACCGCGATGATCATGGCCTTGCCGATAATTCTGTTGACCCCCGATCTTTTCATGACTCTCTCCTTATCCGTGTAGGTTTGATTAATCAGCGTCCGAAGCGGTGACTTTGTACCAATCCGTCGCGGCTCCAGCGTTCGCCACTTGGATGTAGATATACCCATTCGTGGCGTTCAGGTAGATCGAACCAATAGCGTCCTTCGCACCGACTTCAGCGTAAACAGCGTCACCGTTCGCGGCTGTTCCTGTGAAGATCTTCGCTCCACTATGCAGGATCGCGTCCGCGATTGCCGGGGTTCCAGAAACGCTCACGCCGTAATTGACCACGGCTCCGGCGTCGATCGCGATCGCCAGAGCGTTGTCCATGCTCTTCACGGCGGGGTACACTTCAATCATCACACCATCGAACTGGCCCGTCACCGTGGCTGCACCATCGATATGGAAGTGACCGGCATTCGCCGTGCTCGCAGTCCAGTTATCCGCGCCCACATCCAGTTTCGCGGACACGCCGGACATGGCGGTAACAGCACCTGTTCCCTGATGCCTCGCCCACGGCTGAGAGCCATACGCTTGTGACGCGACGGAGTTGTTCGCCCCACCGGTCAGCCCGACATACGCCCTCGATGCGTGGCCCACGACGGTCGTGCCAGCGTCTCCGTCTCCGATCACGTTCACCTTGTTGTAAACAGCGATCAGGTCATCGCAATCACCGGCCCCAGCGGAATGGTTGATATTCACAATTTCACTAACGACCGTGGCGCCGGGGTTCGCATTCAAAACCTGCGGATTCGAAAGGTCGCCGATTCTGAACAGGCCGATCCCGGTCGTGGTTTCGTCGAACTCAGCGGTGATCTTGGTTTCCGCATTGGTCAGAGTGGTTCCGAGCGAGAAAACCAGATCGTTGCTGAGGCCCACGGCATCGCTGAACGTGAAACTTGCCGTACCATCGGACACGTCATCGAAGGTGACGCCTCCACCATCAGCGACGGTGGATGTCCAGTACGCGGCGGCATCGAACTGTTGGGTCAGAATCCCGTTCATCGTGACAGCGCCGATACCGGTCATGACACCGGTCGCGTCGATATCCCAATCGGAAGAGTTGATCGCGAGCGTCTGCGCCCCGCTTCCGATCGTCATCGCCGTGGTTCCAACAATCGACTGCGATGTACCGATATCGATACCTGCGGAGAACGTCACCAGATCGCTGAACGTGAACCCTGCGGTTCCATCGGAGGTTGAATTGAAGGTCACGGCCCCGCCATCGGCCTGAGTCGCTGTCCAGTACGCGAGCGCGTCGATCCCATGCTTGAACACGCCAGCGGTCAGGTTGATCGTGCCGTTCGTGGCATTGTCGATCGTCTCTCCGTTTTCGAGCGTCAGATCGTCGCTGTACGTCATCGCGCCTGTGACATTCAGCGCGCCACCCACGTACAGGTTCCCGCCGATGCGAGCAGCACCACGGGTCAGGATCGTGATCGCTGAAAACGAAGCTGCCGCGAACATGACGACCATGAGCACGGCAAGCGTCTTTATGAGTGATCTGTTCACGGCTTTTCTCCTTTTATCTGTTCGGTAATCGTTCGCCGGTAGAGGCCAGCTGCCGGGAGGTCAGACGGTCTTCTTCGCCAGTTCCACGTACTTGCCTTCTTCGAGAGCCTTGTCGCGCTCCATCTCGACGAGAGTACCGGGGCCGAGAATCTTCCGATCCTTCTGGATATTTTTCAGCACTTTGTACTGAACCAGTTTCGCTTCGGGGGCCATGCTTTTCCTCGCTTTCGTTTACCCGTCAGGAACGGGAGAACGACGGCTTTCGCCGCCGCCCTCCCGTTCGGATCGGGGGATTATCAGGACACCACGGTCGTGAACAGGTATGCGCAGTTCGCATCAACCACGACTTCGTCTTCGTCGATCGTTCCTTCGACGAACGTTCCCTTGACGCCGTTCTCGTACCACTTGTCCATCATCGGGGCTTCGTTCCCGTCCACGGAGAAAATGGATCCGAGCATCTGCGTCCTGTTCGTCGGAGCCGAGCGGTTCACGAAAGCGCCGATCACGTTCTTGCCCCAGATGTAGCCGAGGGTCGCGCTCTGGCCTTCCTTCGTGGTGACGTACAGCGGATTTCCCACGAGAACTTCTTCGACATCGAAGGCCTGAGCCATCAGGGCCGGGGTGATCGCCTTGCCGATCGCGGTCACGGTGAACTTGATCCGGTCGATGATCGTGGGATGCTGCTTCAGCTTGTTGTACACCTGCCTTCCCATCGCGACGGTGTTCATATCGAGGCCGGTCAGGGAGTGGATGCTGTTCCGCATCGTCTCCGCATCGTCGAAAGGATCGGAGGATTCGGAGGTGAACACGTCCCACCGGTCGTTTCCGGACAGGGCAGCGGTGTTCGTCAGGACGGATCCCGACTGCAGGAGCGCAGCGATGCGCTTCTCGCGGCCCATCAGGATCGCGTCGGTCACCAGCTGAACGGCGAACTCGACCAGATCCAGCCCCTTCGACAGGAACGTTTTGTAGTCACGGGCATACACGCCATCGTGCAGGGCGTACTCGTTGCACGAGAACGTCTTGTCCGATGCCATCTCGGCGTGAATCTGGTTCGAACGGGCGAGGCGGGAACGCTTGTCCTTCCCGTCGTAATCCTTGAACCGGTTCGCTTTCGCGAACACCTTGTAGAGGCCGGAAATCTCCCCTCCGGTGGGGATCACCGGAAACAGTTTCGTTCCGATGAACGAATCGGGCCGATTCGCGTACTCGATCGACAGCTTCGTCAGGTACGGATCGACCTTCTGAAATTCGGATCTGGACAGAGGCATGGTCGATCTCCTTTACGCTGTCAGGGTGGGGGCGAGGATCAAACGCACGGAGATGTAATCCCCGGCAACCCCGCCTTCGAGTGCTTGGGCCGCGACGAACTGGTTGGCGCCATCATCCGCGATCAGGCGACCAGACCCGTCGTCGATCAGGTAATCGCCTTCGTTCACGTTTCCACCGACTTCCGCACGGCAGATCCCATTCACGGCAACCTGCACGGTGCGTTCGTCGGTTGCGGATGCCTTGACCTTCTCCTGAATGATCCCATCGATCCTTCCACCCTTCGAGTTCCCGAGGATGATGAGTCCGGAACTCAGCTTCGCCGTGTGAAACAGCGAATCGGAGAGATCGGTCTGAGTGGAGAAGCTGGCGCAATCGAACGGGGTGTTCGGAACCATTGTCATACTTCAAACTCCTTCGATTGAAAAGCGTTCGATCAGTAGCCGAGCGCAGCGAACCGGTCGGGGTTCTTCCCCTTCAGGATCCGCTTCGCGTCGGTGAACGAGATCTTGTTTTCGGAAGCGTACTTCTCGATTTCCTCGGTCAGCTTCACGACCTCGGTGTTCCCGGTGCTCGGGGCGTCGCCGTCCGAACCCACCTTCTTCGTGTTCAGAACGGGCGCAGCCGTGGACATAAACGCCTCGAACCCTGCGGGATCCGCGAGATGCATTTCGATGGATTTGTCCCGCTGCGTCGGAAGCAGCTTCGGCTCGGAGCAGTTGATCAGGCCATCCACGTACTGCTCGGAGGCGATCCGCTTCAGCTTCTTCTCGGATTCGATGCCGGCCTTCGCGCCTTCGTTCAGGAGTTTGAACTGATCGGCGGTCAGAATGATCGACCCGTCCTTCGGCTTGTTCTTCTCGACCAGTTCGGTCAGCTCGACGACTTTCGCCTCGGAGGACGTTTTCCCTTCGATCAACGCCTTCACAGCGGCGACGACATCGGCCTTGTCGTCCAGCTTCAGCATTTCACGCAGCTGCTTTTCCATGTGTTCGACTCCTTCATTGAGGTTCCCGCCGTTGGCCGCTTCTCTCGAATCTGCGGCAGGGGCGTTGGTGGTGTTCATGATCAGGCAATCACCATCGGTCAGGGCAATCGCCATCTGCCCCTTCTTCAGGTGCGGTACGTTCGTCAGCGTGGATCCACGCAGAGTGAAACCGTGCTCCTTCCCGTTCTCGTCCTTCCACTTGTGATTGAACTCAGGCGACTGAAACAGGAATTCTTTGTTCGCGATGTACTCCTTCGCCTTCGCCGTGAAAGCGACGGATCCCCACAGTTCCTTCCCCTTCATGAAGATCTTGCGGATCCAGCCGGCTGCTTTCGCCTTTTCCGGATCCTGATCGTGACCGGCGTGCTGGTAGCTGAACGGGAGAATCGGCATCCCGTCTTCGTCGAAAACGACGCCCACACGTGCGTCCCAATTCTCGACTGCGTGTTTCAAATCCTTCTCGGTGACGGTGAACTTTCCGTACAGGGCGTGTTCAAACTCGCCGGGGTACAGCAGTTTCACCTCGCGCAGAACATCGTTCTCTGCGAGCATCGTTTCGAGGGAAATGAGCACCCTGTCCATCATTTCTTCGTCACTCACCTTCGTGTTCGCTGTCATCACAGCCATCTTCGCACATTTCTGATCGTTCCCATCAACCATGCATGAATCATAAACGCCGTTGGCGATCTTCAGCCATTTCTCTTTCTGCTCTGGCGTGAGACCTGCCTTGAACCCTTCAACGTCGGCTATTTTCCACGGCATAGTTGATCTCCTAAAAAACAAGGCCCGAATGGGCAGGAACCCTTCGGGCCTCACGGGCCTCTACCGGTGACAGGTAGCGATTACCCGTAATATAATACCTTCATGGTAAAAGTCAAGAACTTTTCGCTTCCATCAGTTTCTTCGCGCTGCATTCTGGACACGTGACTTCTCCGGTCTTGAAGCGGATCTGTAAGTTTTTCTGAGACTTAACGCGAACTTCGTACCCTGTTGGCGTTTCGTTCGCCAAAACTTTTCCGCATTTACACCGGATCAGAGCCATCATTCATCTCCTTTCCCGACGTAGATGTTGATGCCTCTGCAGTTGTCGCCACCCTCGCACTCGACATACGGTCCTGATGCGAAATCGTCAAAAGCGGGATCGGTTGGCTTGAACTCCATGCCATCCACTCTTCCGCAAGCGTCACACGTCCCGTCATCCATCACTTCAGACCGGACAATGTTTTCAATATCGTCCCGTCGACGCATGGCCTCTTCCGCTCGACCAAGCCCGAAGATCTGGTTCACCGCCTGCCTCATCTCTCCCTTGAAATCATTCTTCGACAGGGCGAGCAGGGCGTCGGTCAGCCCCTTCGTGTTCACGACTCCGGTCTTCCGCTGGGATATCAGTTCTTTCCTCCATTCGGTGTGCATCTTGTTCGTGACGGAGGCGACGGAGGTTTCAGAGAGTGCGGAAGCCATCCTTTCCGTTTCCAGCGGATCCTCGTAGATCGGCGTCAGCGGCTTTTTCTTTTTCTTCGGCACTTCAGCCATCTGCTTCACCGTGGTCGACGACAGTTCCTCCGCAACCCGCTCCGTCCCGTACTTGTGAACCTTCTTCAGGACAGAAGCCATCGCCGAGGCCATCTTCGCCTTGCCGGGGATCTTCACGTTGATGATCGATTTGTAGAACTCATCGATGGTCATCTTCGACGACAGCAGCCTCAGCCCTTCATCGACGAGAGCCTTGATCATTTCGTTCCTGAACTTGTCAGCCGTTTCAAAGGCTTCGCTCATGAACTCACGCAGTTTGCCATCCATCTCCTTCAGGCCGATCGACTTTTCAAGGCTGGTCAGCGGCCTCCAATACCCGACGCCCACGTCGTCCGGAGATCTCAGGTGGATGTGTTCTCGCTGCTCAACGTCCTTGTCTTCCTGCGGGGTTTCTTCATCGTCCTCTTCTTCTTCAGGTTCCTCTTTGCCGGGAGCCGGTTTCCCGAACAGCGATTCGAGCGGATTCGCGGACGGCTTCTGAGGCTTCTCCCACTTGTCCTGTTGAAGTTCCGGCAGATGCAATTCCTGCCTGAGCCACGATTCCAGTTCGTACTGCGGAGACAGCATCCCTCCATCTGCGAGCGTCTTCAGCGTCGTGGCAAGCTTGTCATAATCGATACTCGAAATCTTCGTGCATTTCAGGTACGGGTACTTTTCCTGCGGCCCGTAGTTGTAATCCACTATCTCACAGATCAACCGCCTCTTCTCATGGCTATCATTCAGCACGGACATGACGTACTTGGCGATTGCCTCAAGCGCATGATGAAAGGTATTAGAGTGGGTTTCCCCAACTGAGCGCGCGCCGGTTTCGGTCTTACCGAGATCGAGGAACTGTGCGAGGATATTCGATGATATTTCCGTATCGTGGTACTTCACGGAATCGAGGATGTTCTTCGTCGAACTGGTCTTCATGTCCACGATCTCGAATCCATACCCGTTCGGGATCACGATGTACTGTGACTCATGCGCTCTCCACGTCTCGCCTACTGTTTCAGCAGCCTCTTCATCCCCATCCTGAACTGAAACAGGGAGCGTGATCTTCGGGATCCCGACAGCATGACGTTCGCTCTGGATCAGATCGAGGCGAATGCCGAGATCCTTCGCCAGATAGTTTCGGTAGATCGTCCGCAGCATCGACTTTCCACGGAAGTTATTCCCTTCACGATCGTGCGTGAACAGCAGGATCGATTCATTCGGGATCCGCACGGTTCTGTACTTCCCATCGGGGAACAGGGCGAACTGCTCGATCTCTTTCAGGGTTCCTTCTTCTCCCTGATACCACCCACGTATTGTTTTCGGGAGGCGAGGCGACAGGTTCAGAATCTGGTACTTCCCATCCTTGATCCCTCTGATTTTCTCGAACACGTAGAACCCATACGTGAGGTAGTACAGGGATTGCCGCAGGAAATCGTCCCACGTGAAGTTCTCGTTATCGAACAGCTGCCGGTACACCTCGTCCCTGATCTCGACTGATTTCGCGTCGTCGTCTCCCGGCTCCACATCCCACAGCGCAGCCCTGATCGGAAGCGTGGCAGCGAGCATGGTTGATTGGATCTGAGCATCCGTGCGCGCCATCTTGTCGAACATTTCGATGGCTTTGTCGTCGGTCAATTCCGCATTGAACTCGACACCGCTGATGATGCCGGAAAAGATCGACGTCCCTACCGATCCGATTCCGGCAGCGGGTTGCGCCACGACGCTCTGCGCCTGTTCTGCCATTCTGATACTTCTACGTTTTCCCCGTCTCCGAGCCGAAGTCTTGACTTTCACTCGCATCAGCCACTCCTTCGATTAGAAATCGCGCTTCAACACGTTTCCGGTCGTCTTTCGTCTTCCTCGTCCGGTTCTATCTTTTTCAAGTTCCAACGGAACATCCGGCTTTACTTCTCTTCCTTCCTT